CCCATTAAATAATATTGGGGTGCATCCACTCCATTACTAACAATGAGATAATCTCCAAATTGAGTAAAGGTAAAATAATCGGTATCGCCTCCAGTTAAACTTGATTTTCTTGAAGTAAAAGTTCCTGAAGATAATTGATAAATGTTTGTTTTGGTTGCAGCAAAATTATAGCTAGTATTATCAGTGGATCGAAATGAACCTGCTGCTTTAGATAAAGCTCCAATATCATTAGAACTATAAGAAGTTAAGGAAGGAAAAGGTTTGTAGCTTCTAGCAGCAAAATAAACATTCTTTGCTACATTCGCACCAGGATTCATAAACTTAGGTTGATCTGGTAGCCATTCTCCAAAAGGTAATTGCATTATAGTCCTAACTGTTATTGGTTAGAATTGCTACATTGTTATTTTGAAAAGGTGCAGCAACTGTTACATCAGAACGCTGTTGTAAAGGTGAACCACTCCAAGTATCTTCTTTGTCGTTTCTTTCTAGTCGTTCCATTCCTGATGTATAAAGTCTTAACCAATTTTGTAATTTCGTTGGTTCAATACCTCCTAAAAAATTAGCGGCATGATAAAGAGAACCATATAAATAAATACCTGGATGATTAGTTAAAATATAATTTGTGGGATCAGAGCCAGATAAAGCAGTAATAGCTTTATAATAATTTAAAGTTGCGGTGTAAGTCGTATCAGGAGTTGCAGCAAATCTAAAATTATCTCCTATAATCGTATAGCGTTTAGGTGTTCCAGAAGTTGAACTGGCATAGATAGAATCCATTTGAGATGGAGTTGTATAAATTAAAGGTTTTTTAACAGCTCCTTGAACAATATAAAAATCTCTAACTTGTAAAAATCCTGTCGGTAAAGCTACCGTTTCTGCTGAAACAGAAAAGGCAGAATCTGTAGTCTGCATCTTTCTAATTCTAAATTTAGAATTATATTCCGCTTCAACCAGTTTAATAAAATCATCAGAAATCTCATCGGTTAAATCAGAACGATTTAGCCAGTTTGCTATGGATGTTTTTAATTCTGTATATGTGGATAATGCCATTATCTATTCCTACTTAATTTTCTTAATGTTATTGCTAGTCTAGCTCTTTGTCCTAACTTGCCACCCTTCTTGGCAGCCGATTGTAATTTCTTTAGGGGAATCTTTTGTCCTTTTTTAATCTTTAAAGATTTCCTTAAAGCTCCAGGTTTTTTAATTGCTCCTTGAATCCAATTCTTTTTAGCCACTATAAATTTCCTTTTGCAGTTTTAAAATATTGATATTCATTACTATTCAATTTCTTTTTTAAAATTTTATTTTGAATAACTTTAGGAAGACTAAACCAATTATTATCACCGTTATATTCTTCAGCCCAAATCTGTAATGCCAAAATAGGAATCGAAGCCACTCTTTTAAAAGTTCTATCTTTGTTGTAGCCATCATTTTGAGTATAGAGTTCTTTATTGGTTTTAAGGTGAGAATCGATGGCAAGCTGTTCTTTGATAACGACTTTCTTTTCCATTTCATCGCTAATAAAATCAGTTCTTTTTAAACCATCTATTTTTGTTTCTTTCATCTACCTTGACCTCTAGTTTTTTTTCTCTTCGGTATGCGTTTAGAATACGACTTCGCATGACGGCCTGGTCTTTTTATTCTAGTTTGCTTAACATGAACATACCCATACGATCTGGGTTTAGCCATTATGACGTTAAGACAGTAACACCTAATATACCAGTTCCAGTACCTATAATTCCTGCAACTTTATCGCCTACATCAACTTTTATTATTTCTATTGTATCAGCAGGTAAAAAAGTGCTGCTAGTTGTTGCCGTTGGGTTACTCCCTACCGCATAATAAGTATCTGTATCAGCACAAAGTCTTACCCAGAAAACTCCACTTTCAGCAGTTCCCAAAGCGGCAGATTGTGCAGACGAAGTTGATGTCGCTACATTTGCCGTACTGGTTTGTTGAAAACCATAATTGTACATTGTTTTTTTTCTCCTATTTAATTTGTGAGGGTGGAAAAACCGCTAGGTCAGAGCCACCCCCAAGTCTTGTTATACTATCTTCTTATGATGATTGTATAGTGTAAACTGTGTGTTCCAGTGGAAGCTCCATCAGTCGCAATACCAATATAGCCATCTTGCTCTACAGTATTTGCACCTGTTGGTTCACAAGTATCTACATCTCCAGCCGCAGAGCCAGAATATGCAACTGTGATTGTTCCATCGGTCATAGCTGTTGCTCCTACTTTCGCAGTAATCCCAGCATTTGCTCCTGAAATCGTTCCACCTAATACTGTGATAATTTTAATTACTCTACCACCATCAGGCACAGCGATTCTTGAAGTGAACGCAGTTGATACATCATCGATTTCACCAGTTAAGAAATAATCGTTTAATGTTCTCATTTTTTTTTCCTCATTGTTCCGCCCTTAATCTAATCTCAGGACTTCAATGTTAATATAAATGCAAGGGGAGCAGATTTTTTAGATTACTCCCCTCACACCGTTAGGTATTACGAAGTAGTTACGTCTGTAATTAATCCGCTTGATCCTTCATTCTTTGCTTCAAGAGTGTATTCAACTACTAAGAACCTTTGATCTGCATCCGCAGTTTGTCCAGGTTTTTGTAATTTGAAATCCCTCAAAAACGATACTGCCCAGAAATCCATTTCTAGGAGTAAAACATCTTGTCCTCTTTTAGCAGCACTTGCGTTAGCTTTTCTAATCCAACGATTCGGTGTGACTTGCATCGTACCGAAATCTGATTCGTAAACATCGATAGAAGTCATAAGTCTTTTATCTTCTGCTTTGTCGAATCTAGTTGCACCACCTGTGAAGAAAGATAGTTTTTGTTTATTGAAGCCATTAAGCATAATGACATTAGGATTTCCCCCAGTGTCCCAAGTAGTCTTCAAAGTTGATCTCAGTAAAGTTTCTGTGAACGCCCTTTGAGTCCCATCTGTTCTAATAGCTCCAGAGCCAGCTCCTGATCCGCCAGTTCCAGCAGATACATTAGAGGTCATCCAAGTGACAACTCCTCCTAATGCTCTTGCAGTCGTAGCGTCTCCAGCCGCAGCCGCAACATTAGATAAAAGAGCATTTTCCATGTCTCTTTTTAATTCTTTTGCCGCTTTTGCAACTTGGTAAGCCAACACCGAACTTCTACCAGCCGTATCAACTGCATCATCTGTTGCAGATACTTGACAAGCTTTAGTAGAGATTTGAGTGTAGTTTCCAACCTTAGTTGTAGAAGTAAGCGTAGGATATGAAATCGTAGCTCCTTCAACTTTAGCGTTGGCAGCAACAGCAGATAAAGTGTCCGTCTGCCATTGGTGTAATGTGTTAGTAGCTTTATTTTTACCAACACCTGACATGAAAGGAGTGTCTGTAGGAGATATGTTATAAATAATATCTGCTAAGTCTTCCCTTATGCCCACTGTAGTATATGTCTGTAATACAGCCATTGTTTGTCTCCGTTGTTAATTGTTACATAAATTTCGCTAAAAGATCGGTAGCATCTCTAGGATCACCACTTTTCCTTAAACGATTTAATTGATCCAACCTTGACTGACTGATTTTTTCACCTTTCGTTTCTTTAATACCTGGCTTGACCACTTTTGTAGGTTTAACAATTTTTTTAGCCAAATTTGGTTTAGGCCTATTCATATTGTTACGATGGCTCATGCCATCTACAACCACATCAAACATTCGGCTATCATAAATTCCAGAAATTTCTTGATCGTTGAAACCTCTTTCCACCATGTAGTTTCGTAAGTTCGTTTTTAAGGTAGCTCCTTTTACAGGATCTGCAAAATCAGGATATTTTAAATTTACCTTCTTTTGTTCTTCCCTTAAAATATTCTGTAGCTGGTCATTTTGATGAGTGCGTAGCTTTCTTTGAGCTGTGACGATGTTTTCTTTTCTTCGTCTTATTTTTCTCTCAATTTTCGCAGCTTCAGTTGGGTCTTCGTCAAATAGTTTATCTAACTCTTTTGAGTTTATTTCACTATTAACTTCAGCATTTAAAGTCGCTGTTAGATTATTCAAATCTTCAATCTTAGTTGAATAGTCTTTGTTGAGACGATCTTTATCAGAAGTTAATTGTCTTCTTTCGATAGCCAATTCTTCTGTTTTGCGTCTATAGTCGGCATCTTTTTGATAACCTGCTTTTAGTTCATCAAGGTTAACATCGATCTTTTCACCATTCACTGTGACTTGGTGTAGATCGGTTACTTGAGTTTCTTCAGCGTTTTCCGCTTCGGATGCTTGTACTTGATCTTCAACTTCCTGAGTTTTTTCCTCAGTTTGAGTTTCAGATTGTGGTTGATCTTCAGATTTTTTAGGAGAAGTTTCCTTTTCAGATTTAACTTCTTCTTTCTTTGTATCAACCTTGTCTGCTTTTGCTTTTTGAGGTTCGTCAGTTGTCGGTTTGTTAATACCTTTTTGATCTAACAATCCCTCAACTGCATCGGCAGCACCTTGCATTGTCCTACTGGACAATAATGGATTTACGTCAGACATAAATGTCCTCCTGTGGTTAAGCTCCCTGATTTGGGTTGGCTTATTCTAACCTTGATGATTAGAATTACTTTTCTTTAGAAGTCTGGAATTCAGCTAATTGTTTTTCTGCTAATTTTCCAGTATCAAGAATTTCTTTAAAGTGTTGCTCTACTTTTCCTAGAACCTGATAAGCTAACCATAATTTTTCTCTGGCATCGCTATCATGCACTGCGGTTCTATCCAATAAAGCCTCTGAATAAATTTTTTTAAGAGTTTCAAATGACTCTTGAAAGAGTTTATTCTGTAATATCTGTTTGGCCTGGGATGCCCTGCCCAATTCTTTGGTTCGTTTGTCCTGATCCCTGCTGTCCATTTGTATTTTCAAAACGTTTGGTGAACATACTAGCACTTTTTTCTGCTTGTTCAAGGTTTTTTGATCCTTTAGCAATAATCACCCTGTCTAGTTCAGCTTCCGCTTTTAATTTCGTTGTATCTAATTGTGTATTATATTTCAAGGCTATATCTTTAATCTTAGCTTCAAAGTCTAAGAGACTGTCTTGCGTTCTTTGTTCTAATTCTTTGTATCTTAATTCTATATCCGCAACTTTTCTCTTGTTCTCTGCATCAATTCTAGCCATTTCTATTTTTTCAATAGGACTAATTTCTGGAGGAGGAGGAGGAGTCATTAGTTGCTTACCCTTAATAGGATCAATGAAGTAACTTTCGACTGTTTGGAGTCCTGCGTTCTCAATAACTTTAGATAAAGTGTTATAAATGTTTTTCATTGTTACCATAGGGTAGTCCCTTCGGCCTTGCAGTTCAAAAGCCTGAAGCTGTTTTTGTAAAATATTATTCAACATCATAATTTGTTGTTCTTTTGTGCCTGTTCCTAAACCCACCGTAATCGTTACGTTGAAACGGTCTTTCCATTCAGTCGGTAAAACAGGAATATATTCTCCATTCAACTGAATAATTTTTTCTTTGTCCTGATATTTAATGGACAAAGCAAACATCTTTCTAAATAAATCTTTCACACCAGTTTCTGCAAAAATTCTAGCCACTAATTCAGAACGCATTTGCGTTTGATTCATAATAGCACTAATTCCAGTCGCT